GACTAACAGCGCAAAGGAAGCACATGAGAGTTCTGATGGTGGAGCCCGGGCCCAACTTCTCGGTAGCCGACGTCCACGCCGGATGGAGCAAGGCTCTCGGCCAGGCCGGGTGTCAGGTCGTGAACGCCAACTTCGCCGCCCGCCTCGAATACTTCGAGCGGATGGTCAAAGCGGGCGACGGGACGACCGAGGACGCCGTCCACATCTGCAACGAGAACCTCCGCGGTCTGGTGTACGACACCTGGCCCGACCTGATCGTCATCACCAGCTCGTTCTACGTCTCCGAGTTCACGATGGACGTCCTCAGAGCACGGACACAGAAAGTCGTCCTGCTTCACACCGAAAGCCCGTACGAGGATGAGAAGCAGATCGCCCGGGCGTTCCGGGCGGATGTGAACATCGTCAACGACCCCACCAACATCGACCAGTTCCCTGAGGGCACCGTCTACCTGCCGCACTCGTACGACCCGGACGTCCACCACCCCGGCCCCTCCGAAACGAAGTCCGACTTCGCCCTGGTCGGCACGGGCTACCCGAGTCGGGTGGACTATCTGGAGCAAGTCGAGTGGCCGCCGGGTGCGGAGATCCTCCTGGCCGGCAACTGGCAGGGACTCGATGCCCACCATCCGTTGGTGGAGTACGTCCACCATCCATTGGACGAGTGCTACCCGAACGACCTGACCGCCGACCTCTACCGCGGCACCCGCTCCTCCCTCAACCTGTACCGCAAAGAAGCGATGCAGGAAGCGCACGTCGAAGGCTGGGCGATGGGGCCCCGTGAGGTCGAACTTGCAGCCTGTGGGACGTTCTACCTGACCGAGGAACGCGGCGAGAACCGTGAGGTCCTCCCGATGGTCCCGACGGTGGATGGCCCGCTGGACTTCTCCGAGAAATTAGCGTGGTGGTTGAACCATGACGCCGAACGGGAAGCCGTCGCCACCAAAGCTCTAGCTGCTGTCGCCGACAGGACGTTCCTGGCGTCGGCCCGCAAGTTGTTACAGATCGTCAACTGAAACCGTCGGTGTCAGCGCCCCGGCTCAACCCATAAGGAGCCAGAAATGGCGAGAGTACCGGGCCGGGCACTCCGGCTGTATGCAGGGATCGCGTCGGACACCGCTTCGGCGGAACCGATCGCGTTCATCTCGAAGTGGTCGTCGTCGTTCGAGACGGAGGACTTCGATGTCACCGCCGGCGGCGACACCAACCACGTCTACGTGAGTGGCCTCCCGGATGCGTCGGGCACGATCAACGGGTTCTGGGACTCCGCGACCGCGCAGCTGTACACGGCCTCGCAGGACGGTCTGGCCCGCAGGTTCTACCTGTACCCGACCACCCCCACCGCGACCGGCCCGTACTGGTTCGGTACGGCCCTGTTCGACTGGCAGGTCGAAGCCGACGTCGCCGGGCCTGTCGTGTGCTCGGGGAGCTGGAAGGCCGCTTCGGCGGTCGCCCGCATTGGCTAGCAGCCCGGATCAGTTGGCGAGCCGGTTGGTGGCGGGTGGCAAAGCTGTCACCCGCGCCGACCGGGTCGGAGTCGAGAAGGCCTGCCTGGCGGGCAAGACGGTCATGCTCGCGAACATGACCTCCGCCCTCGGGGGGAACCGTCTCCGAGGTGTCGGGAAGAAGGGTGCGAAGGTCGGTGTCCGGTTCGACGTCCGCGGGTTCGAGAACGTCGTAGGGATCATCAAGTACACCGGCCCCGTCCATTTGGCGAACTCGGGGACCCGGCCGCACGACATCTTCCCGAAGAAGAGGAAGGCCCTGTCCCCGCAGGGCAGCCCGTGGGCTGCCGCCTACGCGGAGCACCCGGGTACCAGAGGCAAGAAGTTCGCCGAGAAATCGGAGCGGATCGTTCTCGCCAAGTCCAAGCAGATCATCGCCAAAGAAGTCAACGCGCACCTCGCGCGCACCTTCACCGGAAGGTAAACGGAAGGGCCAGCAGCGCATGGCAGCAGTAGACGACACCGAAGCGGTCGTGGAGTCGGTGACCGCCGGCGACCACGACGGCCATCTGGTCGAGATCATCGAAGCGGTCAGGTTGCGGTTCCAGTTCGGCACCACCGAACAGCGGTGGAAGGTCGTGTACCACGACCAGGAGTTCACCGAAGACGACCTCACCCTGAACGAGGCGAGGCTGGTGGAACGGATCTCCGGCACGAACTGGGGGATGCTCAACCCCGTCAGTTCCGCGTCGGAGTGCCAGGCGATCATCACCGCCTGCCTCCACACCCGCCAAGGCAAGACACTCAAGTTCGGTCGCGACGGCCCCGCCGGGGACGCGTGGGACGAAGCCGGCGGGATGACCACCCACGAGGCGGTCGACGCGATCACCTCGTACGAGGTGGAACGGGCCCCAAAATCCTGATCTCGGTAGCGAACTACATCCACTGGTTCGCTGCCGGGCTGAGCTGGGACCCACCGACGATACTGGCCTGCCGGGTCGGCGACCTGAACGACCTGTGGCGCGAATACCTGTACCCCAAACATTTCGGAGAGGACTGACAGTTGGCTCTCACCGAATCGCTACGGATCCTCATCACCGCCAACGGGGCGCAAGCCGAACGGGAGTTCAACAAGGTCGGCGCGGCAGCCAAGAAAGGGCTGGGGACCGCCGACACGGCCACCCAACAGTGGGGCCGGACGCTCACCACCGCCGGGGTGGCGATGGCCGCGTTCGGCGGCATCGCTCTCGTCGGACTGTTCAAAGCAGCCTCCGCGGCGGACGAAGAGAACCGGGCGATCCTCCAACTCCAGAACTCGATCCAGAACAGCCCCGCCCTGATCGGCGCGACGACCGACGCGTTCCTCGCCCAAGCCGACGCCCTCGAGGATGTCACCAAGTTCGGGGACGACACCACCGTCTCCGCCCAGGCCATGTTGGCGACGTTCCGTCTCACCCAAGACGAGATCCTCACCCTCACCCCCCTCACCCAAGACCTGGCCAGCAAGTTCGGGGTCGACCTCAACAAGGCCGCCGTCGCTGTCGGCAAGGCGATGATGGGCAACGCGTCGACGCTGCAACGTTGGGGCGTGTTCGTCGAAGACGGGTCCACCCACGCCGAACAGCTCGCGAACGTGATCGCCGGTTTGCAGGAGAACGCCGGAGGGTTCGCCGAGAACGAAGGCCAGACGATGGCCGGGCAGCTCGCCATCCTCAAAAACAACCTGGCCGACGTCGCCGAGAACATCGGGGCCGGGGCGCTCCCCGCGTTCAACAGCCTCATCGGCGGGGCGTCCGCCATCGGAGACGCGTTCTCCAGTCTGAACCCGGACCTCCAGAAGACCATCGGGATGATCGCCACGTTCGGGTCTTTGGGTCTGATCGCCGGCGGCGGGTTCCTGATCCTCGCCGGCCAGGCCCTCAAACTGGGGACCACGTTCTCCCAGTTGCGGACCACGATGGTCGGCACCCGGCTCGGCCTGTTCGCCCTCTCCGGCGCGTTCGGTCCCGTCACCCTCGCCCTCACCGCGGGTGCCGCGCTGCTGGCCGGGTACGCGATCCGCAAACAGGAAGCGACCGAGAAGACCAACGCGTTCGCCGAAGCCCTCCGAGCCGAAGCGTCAGGGGCGGAGGACTCCGTCAACTCCCTGATCGCGCACACCGCGGCGACCGACCCGGCGATCAAACGTTTCGAGGAGTTCGGTGTTTCCCTCGCCGACGTCACCGCCGCCCTGGGTGGGAACGACGCCGCGTGGCGGCGCATCGACGACGCCGTCAACTCCTACCAGGACGGCCTGGACGACACCAACATCTCGATCCACGAGCACATCGGCGACTCCAACCGTTTCCGTACCGCCATCGACCAGCAACGCGACGCCCTCTCCGCCGCCACCGGAGAGGTCGACGCCGAAGAAGAAGCAATGGCGACCCTGGCGGAAACGACCGACGACGTCACCGACGCCACCACCAACGCCGGCCTCGCCACCCAACGGTTGGGGGACGCATGGGACGGGCTGACCAACCGGCTCGGCGACTTCTCCGCGACGCTCGCCGCCCAGGACGCACTGTTCCAACTCCGCGATGGACTGGCCGCGGCACGGGAGGAAGGCGGCATCTCCGCGGAGGAGATGGTCGGCCTCAACCAGAACTTGGTGTCGCTCATCCAGTCGTACGCCGATGTCGCCACCGAAGCCAACACCGCCGCGGACGGGACCATCAACTACCACGGCCGCAACCGTGACCTCCGCGAATCGTTGGGGGCGCTCGCGTCGTTCATCCCGGCCGAGCTCCGACCCCAGTTCCGTAACCTCACCCGAGACGTCACCAACGCAGGCGACGCCGCCCGAGATGTTCCCGACCGGATCGACATCGTGGTCACTGTCGCCGGTGTGGAAACCGTGGTGGAAGGTCTGCACCGCATCTACCAGGCCGCGGTCGACGCCGCCAACGCGGTCGGCCAGACCGGCGGCTCGCTCGCGGGCGGGGGGACGTACAGCCCGCCCTCCGGCGGCGGGGGTGAAGGGGGTTCGGGGAACCATCACCGGGACTCTGAGTCGATGCCGATCACCGAGGCGGGGATGCGCCGGGTCATGGAACGCACCATCTCCCCGGTTGTGGTGATGAACTGATGGCCCAGAACTTCACGCTCGGCAAGATCGGCCTCGCGACCACCGCAGGCGGGGACGGCCTGGAAGTCCTGTGCTCCAACTGGTCACAGGAAGGCGACTCGGCCGACGTCGAAGGGGTGATCCGTAAGCAGGCGACGCTGGCTGACCTCAAGTCGATCCGCGACCAGTTCCAAGGCTACGGGCCGCAGAACTTCGACGAGCCCATAATCCCCGTCACCTGGACCGAAGACGCGACCAGGGACGGCTGGTACCGGGTCGAGTCGTGCGACGTGTCCTCCGAAGTGACCGGACGCCTGGGTTCCCCGCTGGAGGCGGGCGGGAACACGGCCTACACATGGAAAGCGAAACTCACGCGGGTCGCGGGCGGGTGGCAGGCCCCGCTGCTCGAGGTCATGTACTCGGAGAAGCTGAGAACGAACGCCCACGCCATCGCCTCCGGCTCCACTTCGGGCTGGTTGGCTCTGCCGGGCACGGCAACCAGCATCGTCAACACCGTCGCCGGGCCGTCACGGACGACGTTGACCACAGCGGTCGGGTCGACGGTCACCCTGTTCGACGTGGCCGCACCGGACACCAACTGGTACGGCGGGGCGCTCAAGACCTTCTCGTACCGTGTCCCCGCGGGCAGCGCCTACGCCGGGGCGGCCCGCATCGAATCCGGGTCCGCTCTCCGGGTGCTGACCGGACGGCAGATCATCTCCGACGTCGCCAACTGGCGCATCTCCAACGACCTGGTACGCATCGCCCCGTCGGGCGCGAACCTCGTGGTGGGGGTGTACGACACGGGTGCGGCAGCGTGGGAGACGAAGACGTGGTCCCCGTACTTCTACGACGACGTCGGCACCACCACCTATTTCATGGGCACCCCGACGACTGTCACGGTGCTCCGTAACTCACCCGAAGCGTGCACCGTCCGCCTGTCCTACAACCTGAACGGGGCCGTCCAGTTCCCGTCCGGTGCCGGCACCTACACCGCGGTCAACGACTCCGCGTATGTCGATCTGACCGTCTACCGGGGGGCCCGGTGGGTGGAGGGGATCACGGTCATCTCCAACTTCGTGCTCAAACTGGCCGCAGGGATCGCGGTCACCACCGCCGAAGCGGCCACCGCCGTCACCGGAGGGGTCGAAGCCACAGCCGCTGACGCATCTGGCAACAAGTATCGGGCCTACACCCCGCTCGCGAAGACCAACGATCTCGTCCAGGGCGGATTCCGTTGCACATCGTTGACGGTGACGTCGGGGTTCCCGTGGGGGATCGGCACCAACATCGCCAACTCGATCGCCCTCTACTACTTCACCGCCGCCGCGTTCACCCAGCTACCGACGACCGCCTGATGCCTGTCAACGAACTGCTCCAGGACAACCCGGACTGGTCGGTCAGCCTCCGAGCGGACACGCCCCGCTCGGTGATCCAAGCGGTAGATGTGCGCACCTACGCCTACGCCACGTTGTTGGTCACCCCCCTCAAGATCGACACCAGTTCGTTCACCGACGCCCAACTGTTGGACGCCGCCCGGTTCACCGGCCGCTACCTCGCCATGTCCGACGGCCAGCTGAACCTTGAGGGTGACGGGCTGATCGGCTGGCTGGGGGACGAGAACGACGGCGGCCAGCTGTACGTCGGGGTCGACACGACCGCCGGCCCGTTCAACCTCGCCGACCAGCTCGACGCCCGCATCTTCACCGGCGCATCCAACGGCCTCACCAGAGGCACCACCGACGCCCTCGCGACCACCAGGACCATCAAGTTGGAGGCCGGGACCACACCCCGCCAGAACCTCGACACCATCTGCGCTCTCTACGACTCGACCCCGTTGGAGTGGCGGTGCAATACCGACGGACGGGTCGACGTCGACCACCAGGCCGACCTGTACCCGACCACCACCACCCCCACCGCGATCCTCACCAAAGAAGGCGGCCGAGACACCAACCTCAACGGTGTCTACGCCAACCTCCAAGTGTCCGGCATCGACTTCTCCGACTACCGGACCGGGATCTACGTCGACTGGGACGACGCCGCCAACACCGGCCTCGCGACCAACACCCCCACCTCCACATGGGTCGACTTCGCCGGAGCGACCCCGGTCATCCGGTCGCTGATCGACTGGCGTCCCCGCCGTGACTTCCAAGACCGGACCGACCGGTGGTCAGCCCGGGTCGGGGGCAGCAAATATGCGGCGTGGGCGCTCAACGCTTTAGTGCAGGCCAACAACGTCGCCACCCGCGCCGCCAACCGGGTCAACAGCTACGCCGTCGAAGTCAAAGCCGACATCGACGAGTACGACCCGTGGCGATTCTTCCAAGTCGGCGACTCGGTGTGGGTGTACGACCAGGAGCTCGGGCTGACCGACTCGGCCAATGAGGTCTACTACCGGGGTGTGGCGATCCGCCCCCAGAAGCTGCGGGTTCAGGCCATGACCTCCCCGATCCGCCAGGGCTACGGGGTGTACCTTCGTTACTGGACGGGGGCGGCGTTTGCCTACTACGACCTGTCCCCGTATGTCGAGTACGAGGAAGGGCCCGTGACCCTCGAGTTGGGGACCCGTGACCGGTTCCACCGGAAGAACGCCCGCCCGCAGCGCATCAACAGGCGCAGCTACCGGCAACAGTTCCGGGACCACTACCGCCTCGCCCGATACCTCAACACATCGCCCTGACCGTCTATTTTCATGGCGTGACGAAATAACCGGTGCCACCAGGTACCCGGGAACCGACAGCGCAAGGAGCAAACATGAGTCAGTACGCCAAGGATCTACTCGAGAGGGTGGTGGTGACGTTCCTCGGGGCGTTCCTGTCCGTCTTCGTCGTCACCGACGTCAACTCGGCGAAGGCCGCAGCGGTCGCCGGCGCAGCCGCCGTCCTCTCGCTCATCAAGGGATTGGTCGCCAAGCAGGTCAAGCAGCCCGACACCGCGAGCCTGGTCCTGTGACCATCAACCGCGTCCTCTTCATCCTCGCCGGCGTCGTGTTCCTCCTCGCCTTCCTGATCGCCGGGGACGCCATCTCCGCGAGCGGTACTTGGTGGGCCCCCCAGACCCTCGGGTTCGGAGGTCTCACCCTCGTCGCGTTCGGGCTGGCGGTCTGACGTGGGCATCATCGGACTCCTGGTGGTGGTCCTGATCATCGTCCTCATCATCTCGGTGCTGCGATGACCGAGGACACCTCGGGCGGGAAGGCGACGAAGATCATCTACAAGGACGCCCGCACCGGGGAGATCGTGTCGTCCGAATACGCCCAGAAGCACCCGGGCCACACCTACGCTCTCACCGTCCCCGAGGACGCCCCAGAGGAGGATGAATGAGCTGCCGTCCCTGCCCCGCCGCCGCCGCCGGGCTGGCGCAAGCCACGGCGAAGTGGCCCAATAGGTCCACCGCCTCGGACGGGATCTGCGGCGACCCCGCCCACGCCGCACGGGAGTCGG